ATGGATGCATACGAATCAAAGATTGCTAAGAACTAACTCCAAGTTGCATGTAAACTAAATCGGTTATAATCTTTGGGAACTACGCCATGCAACCAATGTGTAAGACCACTGGTATTATCAGCAACATATCCACTTCCAGGAGCAGTATCTGTCCAAGTGTTGCTTTGATAATCCTGTGTTGATTCAAACACAGTGCTAAGATAAGGCAAGTTTTGAATATACATTTGCAAACTTGCATTAAACATAGGATTATCTGTATGCGGACCTATTGCATAGTTTTCTGTGTCTTTCCACAAATCTAAACCATTGAATGTTAACTGCTTGTTGAATAACTTTGACAAATCATCAGTTACATTTTCCAACACTATATGCGAAACTTCAAGCACAGTATCATGTTTAAAAGACATCTTTTGCCTGTACTTAATCGTTTCACCATGAGGATCAAATGCTGGCTGCCAGTCCGCTGATTCGCAGTAGTCTAGCAACTCTGCTAACAACTGTTCCGGGAATAGTTTTTTAAAAACCTGCACTGTGCCTTGGCAACTAGGCAGTGCATTTAGCACTGTTCTTGCATGAGCAGTTCCTTGTTGGATAAGTTTACAATCTAACATTGTCTATCCAAATCAGCAGTTAAGCAATGTATACCGCTATCCCAAAATAATTGGTGTCTAAAATTTACTAGATGAGGAGTAATATTGTGGTTTTTAAATATTTCAAACAACGCACTGTCGTAGTTACTGCATACAACATTGTTAGGATCTATTATTAATAAATTGACATCTAAATGGGTTTCTTGTATTTGCCCCACCCAATGACTAAGATAAGTGTCTACATAATCAGCAAATTCTGTGGTTTTTAAACTTTCAGGTACCCACCAGTTTCCTATATTTTTTCGCTGTTCTATATCAAACTTCTTACCAACACTAGTACTTAATCTTACTATTTCACTGTCAGGAAATAAACCCTGTACGTCAAAATCAAATTTTTCCATAGTTAACACTAAATTAGGACTTACTGCGCAAATGCAGCTATCCAAGTGGCCGTTAGTGTTGACAGGTTTAATTATTTTATCGGGAAATACGTCTCTAAGATATTCCTGTACATGCACATCTGTGTCATGCCAATTTCCTACTAACAGTGTATCTCCTAAACGCTGAACCATTGCACTATCCACGTCTTTATCATAAAATACAGGATTATCCTTACACAAAGGCTGTAGTTGTTTTATCCAGGTATGGTCCAAGTAATAGAGTTCTTCAACACTGTATCCTTCAAATTCTGTCATGCCCGCCGGTGGCAAACTTGGCCAATCTGCTCCTCTAAGTTTATTCCATAATCCAAAAGCATCTGGCGTAGGAAGAAAAACTTTATCTTCTATTACTGCAATATAATCTCTAGGTGTAAGCGGTGCTGGTAAAATCTTATTACCGTATCTTACATCATCAACACGGTCAGTGACACTGGGCCTAATAACATTTACACCAAAACTCTGCAATAGTTTTTCTAGTTCAAATAAGTCATCCAATGTTTGTTGGGCAATTGTACACAGATTATCTCTTATTGTTTTATCAGTAATAAAACTATAAAAGTCAGGAGTATATGTAGTTCCAACCACACACGTTTTTAGTTTATCCCAATGATGTTTAACGTTTAGCATATTTTAACAGTGCGGGTGTAATACAATAAAGACCGTCAGTACTACTGACTGGATTTTTAACACAATGTACAAACTTAGTTTGAGTTAGTCCAAGTTGTTTACAAATATTAGAATTTAAATCTCCATATGTGTTCCAAGCATAATCTCTATGTAAATTTTTCATATGGAAAACGCCACAACTAAAAATGTTAGTATTGATATCAGTTTTATAATAATGGTTTAACAGGGTAACACTGTCCATAGTGCGCTGTTTACTCCATCGTAAACCAACTCTGTTCCAGTTAAGTGAATACTTACTCATGCTCATTCCAAAACTTTTAATACAGGGATGAGTTAGATCTATTTCTACGTCTCGTGACATTATTAGCCAAGCAAAATCTAAATGCAAATCTATGTTTTTTTGTTCTGCAATAATTAATAGATCTGCCCATTCAGTTCTTACATCTCCTGTTATAAAGTCAGGCATAGTTACAATCATGGGCTTGTTGGATTCTAGTTCGTCTAGTTCAACACCATGTTTACCCATAAGTTTGTAGTAAGCATATTCTCTGTTTAGTATTTGAAATCCATCCCAGCCATGTTTAAGAACAAAACTTTCAATATAGTGTGTGTTTCCAGATGTTACGTCAATATAAGGGAAATCTTCTACACCTTTTAGTGTTACAAGTTCGCTGCTTAAAAACCATTCTTGTGCAATTGAAATGTATTCTTTCCAACTATATTCTGGGTGAGTTCCTGCATACCATTCATGTTTTAGTCTCTTTATTGTCGAGTCATGAATAGTGCTTATTTTATCTGATACTAATGCTTTATCGTACATGCTTCATCACAAATTCGTAAAATGGACTAGTAAATGGTAAGTACCATTCACAGTTATGACATAACTCTGTTTGTCCTATTACACGTTCTTCTAACTGTATACCTTGTTCTCGCTGTTGGGTTGCCCATGGCTCTGGATAGTTGGGTATGTTGTAACTTGAAGTATATAGTATATCCCTGATGTTTACACCGTCTATTATAACGCTGTTTATTTTTGCAAACTGTTCCGGTGTATTATTTGTTTTGCTACTGTGTACTATCTTTAACATGTGATCTTCAAAACTAGAGTTGTGCATAAACGTACAATCGGTATACCCGTTATGGACTAGTTTATCATCAATGTATACAGAAATAGTGGGATTGCCAATCACTTCAAATTGGATAGTAAAATTAATATTTTCGCTGGACATCTAAATTTATTTATATTCACATTGATACTAGTATAAATAAAACGTTGCAATTTGCAACACTTGGCACAAACAAAAGAATTTAGGCAAACAAGAGGCACACAATGAAGTTACCCCAGGACGCAACGGCTCAATTAGAACGATTACTAGGCAGATTCATAAGGCATATTCCGAACAATGCTGAATATCATAACAGGCTTATCGAAGAACTAGAGATTATTCTCAAACTTCGTTTCGTCGATTACTTCCTCACAATTTGCGATGTACTGACGCTAACCCGTGACATTACTCATATGACTCGTGGTTCAGCAGGGTCTAGTCTCGTCTGTTACCTACTGGGTATTACAGACGTGGATCCCATAAGATGGCAGATACCGGTTGCACGTTTCCTAAATCCTTTGAGAGATGATTTACCAGATGTGGATATAGACTTTCCACATTGGCAACAGAACGCTGTAATGCAACGGATATTTGATAAATGGCCCGGCAAAAGTGCCAGGATCAGCAACTATGTTACCTACAAGGAGCGTGGCGCCCGCAGAGAAGCGGCACGTCGTCTTGGCGCATCTGGTAAACTTCCTCGCAATTTCAAGTACGAAGATTTAGACATAGACAAGGAAGAAGCAATGAGAATCGAACGAAAACTAATAGGCAAAAAGAAAGCAATATCAAAACACTGCGGAGGTATACTTGTATTCAATCACAAGATACCGAAAAGTTTAATCAACGCAGACAATCAAATACTACTGGATAAGAATGAAGTAGAGGACTTGGAACACCTCAAAATAGACATCCTCGCTAACAGAGGACTTAGTCAACTACTGGAAATAGACAGTGAAACACCACTGGAAGCATATCCAGAACAGGACTTTGAAACAAGTCAGATGCTTTGCAGAGGAGAAGTTATCGGTGTAACACAAGCAGAGTCGCCAGCAATGCGCAGACTATTCCAAGCAATACAACCGCAGAGTAAATCAGACTGTGTATTTGCTACTGCACTTATACGTCCTGTTGCTACTACAGGCAGACAGAAAGCAAGTTTTTTCCAAGACTGGACAGAACAAAGACTAGAGGATACTATTGTATATGAAGATGATGCTATTCGTAAAATAGCAAAACTTATTAACTGCGATATGTATGAAGCAGACATGTATCGTCGTGCGTTTGCAAAACGTGATGAACAAAAAGTTATGCAGTTCATGGAGCGCATGGGCGAGAGTGAAAACAAAGAACAGATCATACAAGAATTATATGGGCTAGGCAGTTTTGGATTGTGCAGAGCGCATGCTGTAAATCTAGGCAGACTTATATGGGCACTTGCCTATCAAAAAGCACACAACCCTAAAGAGTTTTGGCGTGCTGCACTTAAACATTGTCAGGGCAGTTACAAACGCTGGGTGCATAAAACAGAAGCAAAGAACGCTGGCTGGGATCTGCGTGAACTAGGATATCCAAACGGTATTACAGAAAGTCCTCAGCAACAATACAAACGTCATGGATATTGGACACAACCAGAGTTTATGCCTAATATGTTTGTACAAGAGACTTGGGGCGATAGAGTAAACTTTGCAGGACTAGTTGCTAATGGTCGTGTGTTCAGAGGTGAAGGTGGACGCTATGTTACGTTTGTAACACTGGGTGTTGCCAATGGCGAGTATGTGGATGTTACTATTAAAAAGCCTTTTGGATACCGAGACACAGATGTAGTTGCGGGCAGTGGTAAGATACGCATGAGCAATGGTAGTCGTTATATTGACTGTTGGGATGCAAAAGGTTACAGACTAGATCAGTACCTTAGTCACTAGTTTTCAATCCAGCAAGCATGTTCTTTAGTTTACTGCTTTGCACACTTGCAGTAATCTTTCCTGCAGGCTCATCACCTGCATCAACTACACCAGCACTATCCTTGTTCTTAAGTTGATCATAGATACTGCTTGACTGTTTCTTAAACTGTTGATATTCTTCATCCTCGCCCAAGTCTCGGATGCGTAGACTTTCAATATCAAACTCCAAGTCAATCTTTTGACCAACACCGCTACTACTTCTAGTTTTCATTAACTGTATCTGATAGCGTCCACGCTCGCGCATTGCGCGACTTGTAAAGATACCAAACACGTTATCCGCTGTGTTGATCTTACTAAGTCCACCACTGATATGCGAATGATCAAACTCTATTTCGTCAACTGCACCTCTGTTTAACTGCGATGCTGTTACAAACACACAGTCCAATTCCTTGGCCAAGTTGCGTAGTTCCTCACTAACATACTTGTCCTTAACAAACAAATCACTTGGACTTACTTTGGCACTTACTGGCATAAGCAGATCCAAGTAGTCAATAAGCAAGAAGTCTACATTCCAGTTATTTTTAATCTGCAGTTCTTTCAAGTATGCACGAATATCATTAACGTTGCTCTGGGCTGGCATGTATTTGATTTGCAAGTTACCTGCTTTCTTGCCTGTCATCTTAACTTTCATTTCAACAGTATCCAAGTCTTTGAATACCTCTTTGGTGCTTACATTTGTAAGCATGCTATCAATACGCATAGCACTTAAACCTTCACTGAGTTCCAGTGTCAAATACACACCATTTAGTCCTTGTGTTACCCAGTTAACTGCTAGGTTCTGCATAAACAAACTCTTGCCTGATCCTGATCCACCTGCAAAAATATTAAGTTCTCCCTTGTTCATGCCGCCAAACAGTTTACGATCCATAGCGGGCCAGCCTGTGCTAATCTGCCCGTTATTGTCTTTTAGTGCCATAAGTCTAGCACGAGGATCTTCAAAGTAGTCTGTACCCATATCCTTAGTAAGCGATATTTGTACAGCATCTTTAATGATCTTTTCAACTGGTTCGTATTCGCCTTTCTCAAGCAGGTCTGCACTCTTGAGAATAGCACGTTCTAGTTCCTGCCGCTTGGTGAATCCTTCAAACTCTGCTAGGAACCAGTCGTTATGACTTTCGTTAATATCAGGCACTGCCTTTAGTTCAACACCTGTAACTGCTTGTACCTGTTGTGCAGTTGGCAATGCGCCATGTGCATCACTGTGTTCTTTAACAAACACCGCAGTGTCATGTAGACTCCTATCAAAGTTATCTACGTTGTAGATGTTCTGTACACGCACAAAGTTCTGTGCATCATGTAGCATCATTTCTAAAAACAGTTTTTGTAAGTCTGCTGTATATTCTTTACTCATTAACACTTCCCACAATTAAAAACACAGTAGTCCGGACGACTAGTATGTATTGTACTATAAAATTTATCAAAATGCCTAATTTGTTCGCTAAGTTTCGTTGTTTTTATATCATGTGTTTCTTTATTCTTCCACCAGATACTCTTGTAATAGAATTCATAGTTTTTACTGAAACAACATGGTGTATAGTATCCATCTGCTGATATGTAATGGTATGTATTATTTTTACACGCAGGATCTATATCAAAATCTTTTTGTACATCGTACAGTTGTTTGACAGCGTCTCGAGACCCTATATGATTAGTTGGCCTTAAAGGATCATTTTTTAACCAACGATCACTTGGTTCTACTAAAAATTTATCAATACCAAGATTCACACTAAGTTCTCTTGTGGTGTCTATATCTGTTTCATTGAAACTAAAAGGTATGTATTTCCACTTAGTGGTAGCAGGGCCAACCACACATTCTTCAATCGCAACTTGTATACTGTCCCAGTCTCCATTTATTCTATACTCTGTAAAATTTTCAGGTGTTCCATCAATGCTAAATTGCACAACATCACCTGTACGCAATACACTGTTTAAATTTTTCCACCACTGTCTGGTTTTATGACTGCCATTAGTTGTAATAGATATATGTTTGCACTTTGTAGTCAACATCCGTACTAATTCTATAAATTTGCGATGATATATAGGATCACCCAGGTTACCACATATGTCAATTCTATCTACAGGTATATCTATAAAATTTTCAAATACGTTAATATCCAAGTCAAGTATGCGGAAATTTTTCTTTCCAAATTTATCTAGAAATATAGTTCTTTCACATCTCGGACAACCAAGTGTACATCTGCTTGTAGGCTCTACATGTAAACTAACCAAGACGTTTTCTCATTAGATTAATTTTTAAACTCATTGTTTGTTTTGCATCGACAATACTTTTAAGTGTAAACAGTTTACCATAACGTACAACTGCATCATTAATATCTTTTACATCTGATTCCCATTCAGGAAAACTAACACTCCATCCATACTCCAGTGCGTCATCAATTAACTTTTGTCCGGCTGCATCTCTGTCTGGCACTAGTATAACTTCTCTAGCAAGTGTGTCAATAATTTCTGCTTGCGTTTCGCTGGCGTTGTTACTTAGTATTCCAACACCACCAATACACATTGCATCCAGTATACCTTCTGTTACAACGACAAACTTTGCGTCGGGCAACTGGTCATCCATGCCATACACATAGCCTGTATCATAACTGTTGTGATACTTGGGCTTGCTAAGAGCATCTGTTGCTCTTGCAGTGTAACCAATTAGTTTGTTTTCATATGTGCAAGGAATAATAAAACGCTTCCACATACCTGCAGGCTTTGTGTTACTGTATAAAAGTCTTGTGCTGTCTAATCCTCTTAGTGCTACATAGTCTTGTATGCCTTGTGGCGCACGATCAAGTGTAACAACATTGTCTGGCAGTGGCCTAGGCTTAAATTCCACAGTGAACTCTTTTTCAAGTTCCTGTTCTATTGCAACTGTGTCTTTGATACGCAGTGCTTCAATGTTAAGCATGCTGCGGGTATTTTCATCCACGTTTAACCACGTCAGTAGTTTACGCATTTTGAAACTAATATGTCTACCTGGTTGCCAGCCTGTTTTAAAGTTGCAGTTAAAGCAGTGATAACTTATAGCATCTCCACTAGCAATAACACCGCCTCTGCTACGCTTGTCCATGCTCTCGCCATTGTGATGACAGCATACAGCATTAAACGAAATCCACCCATTAGTGGTACGCTTTTGCTTGCCTGGCAAGGCATCTATTACTGCTTGTTGTATACTATTCATAATAGTTATATTATACGCTCTTTTGCAAAATCATGCAACCTAATTGTAAAATATTCATGCCCTGCAGCGTTGGGATGTCCTCCACTTGCGATTAGGTCCAGTCTAGGATCATCTTGCATTGCTCTTTTGAGCATACTGTCCATGCTTGCCCCTCCTAAAAAATAATTAGGATATGTTGTGGATTTATGATTACCAAGTGCATTAAATTGTAATATCTGTACATTGTTTGCATTGCATATACTATTAACCATAAGCATAGCATTTTGTGTAAACATATCATGACTAGCGTTATTACTGTTTAACACCCATTCACGAGCACTTCTACTCCAATCATGCTCATCATTTGCAATACCATTGTGTACCCAGCGTTTACCATACCAACTCATTCTAGTACGTTCTGACCAGCCAACACATACCACTATTTTTTCATTGGGATTTCTTGAGTTGATAAAGTAGTCTGCTACTTGCTGTGCTATTGCAAAGTTGCTATTGGCAGGCTCTGCACGATTATCCCAGTCAGCGTTTAGCCGTTTTGCAAGTTGTCCTAGCCAAACACTGCTTTCTCTATAACGAGTGTTTACATGGTGCTGATCCCATGTATAACTTTCTGTGTTACTATGATATACACCTTCCAGTGCAGGATCTATTAGCTCACTGCCGTAGGTGAAACTACAACCAAATCCAACTAACTTCAAGGTCTATATAATACTTGACTCAATGTTCCACTAGTAGTTGTACGCTTAAAACGTACTGCACTGTATACACCTGTAAAGTTTACATAGGTATTGTCAGTTTGTGCAGTGTATGTTTCTGTTGCTATAGTTGTAAAATCAGCATTTTGAATACTATTACTTGGATTAATTGAGCCCTGTATCTCCAGGGTGCCTGTAAACGCACTGCTAAAATAAACTTGTGCAGTGTGTTGTGCTGTGTTGCGATTTACATATGGTTTAATACCGATAGTGCTGCCAGTGTCGCCACTAGCAAAATCTTCTGTTGTGCTTGCTAGGAATGTAGGATACACACCATCTGTTACTTCTAGGACACCATTTGCACCATAGTTGTCGTCTGCATATGCTGGTGCAGTGCGATCTTCACCGTCTGTTACTTTAAGTGCATAGTTGTAAAACTTGCTATCTAAGTTAAGTAAGTCACCTTGTGTAACGCTTGCTTCCATAATACCTTTAGCTTCGTCAATCACTGTAAGCGCACGTTCAAAATAAGCAACGTTGTTTTCTTTATCTAAAACAACAATACTTGCAGTCTTGCCCGACATGTTTACTCGCTTTTGGTCACGGTTTTTAAATTCAATTCGTATATAGTTGTCGATACCTCTATATACTTTTACATTTGGTGTATAAAACATACTCATGAGGTTGCTTACTCCAGTATCAGTAATAACTGCGGTGTGTTTTTGTGCATATAAATATCCAGTAGTAACAGTCATACTGTATTTATCGAAAGTAGTTAATGCCACCTTTAGCAGAAGAAATATTTGAAAAATATCCGTTTTTGAGTCTAGTAACTTATGGTGGTGCAGAGTATGTAGGTATAGTGCAGAATCAAGATGATACTGTGTTAAGTATGTATGATTACAGCAAGATACCTGACGAGCTAAAAGCAAGTTTTCTAGAACTAGGTGATGTTTGGTGGTGGGAAAGTAATAGAATGATTCCTATTAACTTATTTCTTAAAAAAGACTTTGCACAATTTGGTAGTATATTAATAACATTTAATATTCGTGACACAGAAGTTGTTCGAGGCCCAAGTGTAAGTATTGCTGAACTAGCAAAGAAGCGTAGCAAAAGACGCAATATTCAACTAGTGAAGAAAGTAAAATAATGGAATTCTTTTTAGTGCTTATGATTAAACACTTTATTGTAGATCTAGGCGCACAACAGTACTTGGGTCCTGGCAACAAGCAACAATGGTTAGGTGCTGGACACAACCATTATTTTCAACATGGTTTATCAACAGCGTTTATTGCACTATGGTTTGCACCTGAGATTGCAGTAGTGATTGGCATACTTGATTATGTAATACACTGGCACATTGACTGGGGCAAACATCACTTAAATAGATTTCTTAAAATCGAGGCTAAGTCTCCAGCATGGTGGTGGACTAATGTATTAGACCAGTGCTTGCATGTGATTACTTACTATGCACTTGTTAAAATTGCTAGTGGCGTGTAGTTCCACCGTCAGCGTTTGGATGAGTATAATCTTTAATATCTAAATCATCAGATATAGTTTCCGCTACATGCACAAGCATTTTCTGTATTTGTTCATCATCTAAAAAAGTTTTATATAATACCATACTGTGCTTTAGTAACATAGTTGCCACATACATAAAGTCCTCGTCTGTGGTTAACTGTGTTTGAATATGTGCTACTAACTGATCTTGTATTTCTTGCATGCGTTTTGTATCGTTACTCATTTGCTTCCTCTAATATATTCATGTGTACTGCTACTAGTTGTGCATAGGCTACGCTATGACTCTTCTTAAAAAAGTATTCGTCACCTTCTGGGCGTTGCCATACACTCTGCGCTACCTCTGCCCAGGTTTTTCCTACTAGATGTCTTTTGCCAGGACGAATTACTGCAAGGAACATTGCCATCCTGGGTATACTGTTGACTGGTTCAGGCATCTTACACATTAGATCCCAGTGATTGCCAATATGTATTACACGCTCAAAACGTGTTTTATCCAAGAGCATAAGCCAGTTAGGATCTTGCATAAGTTCTACTAGATGTAGTTCATTGCGCACATGTTCGTACACGCTAACATTAAGCAAATCTAGTTTGAAGTATCCAAGATCTTCTGCTCGTTTGTGTTCCAGTGTAGCAATGCCATCATGAGCAACAGGTATGTCTGTAAAGTAAACACCCGTGTTATGCTTGCTACCATTGTCAAGTCTAGCACCTACACCCAGCACATGTTTTAACAACTGTGTGCGATCTGCAAAATCAATGTCTACATCTGGCATGTCGTACATTATAGTCCTGCCTCTTTAAGTATATGCTTTACCCATTCTGTGTCTGCAAAGTAGTCTACAAACTTACGCTTCCAGAAGTCAGGATCAATATATGGGAAGATCATTTCAATTTGCTCTGTGCTTAGTTTGTCCAGTGCTTGTTGTCCACTACCACAGTTAAACACAATCCATGCACTGATACGTCCTGTTGTAATATGCTGCACAAGAACATTACCGTTAACAAAGTTAAAGTAATGGTTGAATACTGATTCTTTTTCTTCTGCCCATGCTTCCATGGTCTTTATGCTACGCTCCAGTGCATCCTGTGTTGCTTCTTTGCGCAAGTGTTCCATTAAATATTCTTGATACACTGCATCTTTGCACCAGTAGTCCAGTTTCTTATTGCTCTTAATTACCCAGTCAATAAACTTTGCAGTATTAATAGCACGAATATTCACCATGTGTCTACCAAACTTTACAAATGCATTGTAGTATGCGCTAGAACTAAAGTCTGAGTATGTCTTAAACTTTGCACTACCTTGTGTAAGTTCATAGAAACGCAAGTAAGCAGTCATGCCTAGTTTTACACCTGCTTCATTCTCTTGTTGTGCTCTGCGTTTTGGCTCGCATAGATGTGCTGCAAGTGTACTCTCCTTGCGATATGCTTTGCCGCAGTGCTGGCATATGTAGTCTTTGGTTTCCATACTATAATTAATTATAGCATCTTTTATAACGCTTGTAAAGTCATTCATGTTATATGAGCTTTCCATTTAGTATAGTATTCACTAATAAAGTCATAATCAAAATCGTCTAATTTAAGAAGTTTATAAAATGTAAGAATGCCTGTTGTTGTGGCTAACACGTCATTATAATTATTCACATTGAATACAAATTCAGATTCAATATCTAGATCAGTTGATGAACTGTACATGTGTCTTTTAAGTTTGCTGCATTTTATAAAATTTATTGTGCGAGCATTGGGAAACGCATGTGTTAATTGAACATAATCTTGCTCATCATGTGTTGCTTGAAAGTAGTATTTGTCACCATTACTAATGTCAAGAAGTTTTGTAAACTCCCACTTAATAGCATGTATTTCTTCAGCCGTCATTCCGTCTAAATTATTTTCAAACTGTTTAAAGCATCCAAGATCTAAATCGTTCCAAGTTCCAGCAGGTGTATTTTCTAGTCTGTCTAATATTAGTTCTTTCTTCTCCGCTGATGTTAAATCATATAAGTCCCAATCTTGCAAGCAGGCACCGTTGCTGACTCCCAGACAGTTTATAAGGAACTTGCCTCCCGCACCCATTGGGTAGCCAACAATAACTACCTTATCTGTTTTAAAGTTGTATTGCATTTTTTACAAGCACTGCTAGTTCAGCATTTCCTGCTGCACTTAAATGATTAGTAATATCTCGCTCAACGCTGTTAGCCGTTGCCCATGCAGCAATATTAGTATCAAAGGGTAAAATCCAACGCCCAGAGTCCAGCAAACTTGCCTTATGCTGTAGTCGTTGACGATCTAATTCATTATCTATTAGATCGATACCTGGCGAACTAAAACTGTGCATATGCCAAGAATTTATTCCAAGTGCATCACATAGATTATCCATGGTTTTAATCTGTGTTAAAAAGTTTTCTATTAGCACTGTTTCTTCTAGCACTAAATTATTCTTGCGTAAAAAATATTGTTCGCCTTCCAGTGTTTCTCCGCCTGGCTTCTCCCATCTACTTGGATCTGTCCAAGCAAATATTGCATGATTTACCCTAGGATATATTCTTAACAATGTTTCTGTACTTGTTCTTGCTATTCTATAATTACTTCCACCGCCTACAGCATCAACAAATACTGGATTTGTAGATTGTTGAATACGAAAAGGCCAGCAGTCTCCTGGGTTATCCAAATAGGTGCTCGCTTCACTAAAACTATCACCATTTACATATATCATTCGCCGTACAACTTTGCTATTGCTTTAAGGTCCTTGTCTGTGTACATGCTTGCAAGCATATCCAATTCATCACTTTTTGCATGTGGGTGTAAGCGTTCTACTTCTTTGCGACGCTTGCTACTGTTGTTTTTATCTTTCTTTTTGTGTCCTACCCACTGATGAAACTGTGTTCCCATGCCAGGACTTACTGTACACAGTAGTTGCCACACCAGTTTGGGATGCTTTGCTAGTTCAAAGTAAGTGCAGTTTACACGCTGATTGCCAGCCATCAAGTAGTATGCCTGTAATTCACTGCTACCCTTTACTAAACTTACATAACGATTCAGAAGAAAAGGTGCTAGTTGCTTCTGATGTTCCGGTGTAAGCCCATCATAAAAGTCATACTGTTTTTTATCAATAGCAGCAAGCACTGTGTTTAAGGGCAACTTGTCAGTCAAATCTAACTCCGTGTGTATCTATTACATCACTAAATGATAGCACAAACATGCGGGCATCGTCAAGTGTTTTAAACTCCAGCACTATTGTATCGTCCACGCTTTCTATTCTATGTTCTGTATCTGTACGGTGCTCTAAGTAACGTTTGACACGACCTGTTAAATTCTCGGCTAGGGTTCCGTGTTTAACTGCAGTGTGAAAGTCTAACAAATGGCTAAACTCGAAGCATCTATAATCTGTGCGTGTTATCCTGCCTGGAGTAATTAAACCAGGACGCCATGGAATATTACCACGCTCTGTCAATGCTAACAATTTCGTTTTGTTTGTTAATCTCTTTGGCACAGTATACGCAACGAGGATTTTCAACACCTATTTCAATTGGAATAGCTAGGATTTGTCCCTGTTTAAGTTTAGGAAAGAACCATTTAACATCGCTATAAATGTCTATAATGTTTACTGGTAAGTAGTCGTGCCTAAAATCACCAAGTGGATTAAACACAAATGCATCAAATCCACGATCGTTTAGACTGCTGAAGTTAAGCATTTCTAGATCACCAACATCTCTGTCACCAATAAGTATTTTCCAATCCACTGGCATGCGAATCATCTTACCGCCTACATCTAATACTACTGCAGGACTATTAAAACTTTCTAAGAAGATTAGCGGGATAAAAAAGTAATCTGGATCTGCAGGATTACTATTATCCAGTATTGCAAAACGAAGATCATCTACTTCATCTGGTATGTCGTTCATTTCATATGCTGTATTTTCTAATGTTAGTATTCGCATTAGTATAC